CGGCGAGGCGGCGCATCCCGGCGACGGGCGAGATTGCCGAAATCGCGCGGTCGAGGATCGTGGGTTTGAACGGAGGCGTTTCCATTTACGCGGTGCCGCGCCCAAGGCCTGGGTTGAAGTTGGCGCGGACGTTCATTGACCGCGTGCCGTTGAGCAGCCCGAGCGCGTAGTTGCACTCGGAAAGCAGGTCTTGCGCGGCCTCCAAAGTGGGGAAGCTAAACGTCCGCCCAGCAATGGAATATGATGTGCCGCGCACGGTGCCCGCGACGATGCACGCCAGCGCGGAGGTGCGTAGCGTGGTCAGTTCGGTGCCGGTCAGGCCGACAAGCGTGCCTTTCATTCCCGCTCTTGTAATGCGGGATTCTCAATTTTGCAACGCTATTTCTCAAAAATGAAAATATGAGAGCAAAGCTAAGGGCGGCACCGTTTCCAGTGCCGCCCTTGTGGTTTGCCTCGCATTGCCCCGCATTGCATTTCTGCACTGCGCTGCGTAGATTTTTAGCGCATTTTTATAGCTTCCGCGACATCCCTGAGTGAAGCGCCGATTTCTTCGCCTGAATCTCGAATGGCGTTGGCTATCGAATCTAACCCGGACAAAACGGAAGATTCTCCTGGAGAGCCTTCTCCGGCCAAACTCATTGCCAAAGCCTCAAATCCCGTTGGGCCGGTTCTGTCTCCGTGCGAAATGTAACGAAGTACATTTATCAATGCTTCAATTTGTTCATCGCTCATAAAAGTCTAAAACAGCAAAAGCGGGTCTAAAAGCATCCTTACTTGCTGCATCGAGTTCGCTTGGCTGTTTATCTGAATCTTGGAAAAGTCTTTGTTGTCTGGATTGAAAACTATAAACGCTCTGGCAGTTATTCCATGATGGTCCGTGGCTTTTAGAACGCCCGTGGATGCTTGTCTGCACATTGCTTTTGAAACTGCCGACATAGAATCGTATTGTTGAAGCACAAGCGCCCTGTATTGTTCTTTTGGATAATCCGATTCTGCTTGTGTCATCCATGCTGCCGCCAAAAGTTTGCACGGAGCGCCAGAAAAATACTTTAAGCACGTTGGTGCAAATTCCACAAGTTTTTTCAAATTTTGTCCGAGCGGAAGCTCTGAAATTCGTATAATTTCCTCGGATGAAATGCAACTGAGTCCTTGTGAAATCTGAATAGCGTAACGAATCGGCTCGCAAATGTTTTTTGGTAACGCCGTGATGTCTGAATACGTTCTTTTTCTTCCAATGTCTGTTGCGTGCCATGCGTCAATCGCCACATCTCTAGTGACTTGCGTGAGAATCGGAATGCCACTTTGAATGACCGCCATCATTCTGTGCTGTCCGTCAAAAAGATTTCCGTTTGTGTCAAAAGCTATTCCTTGATGGGTAGAATGAAACGTGCCGTTTTTTATTGCTTCAGACAATCTTGATACCCAAGATTGTCTAACTGGCCTTTGATAGGGAACTTTTTTGGCTAGGTATTTTTTGGCGATTTCTGGCGTAATTGTCTCTGTGGTCGTTCTCATAAGTCAGATTTTGCCTTTTCCTCCAAAGCTTCGCGGGCAATGTCAGTCAGGCGGATTTTGCGCTTTTGCGCTTTTTTCTTGAGGTTATCCCGCGTCTGCGAAGTGACGCGGGCGGCTATCGTTGTAGTGAATTTCTTCATCTGCCGAAATGTATCGCGCACGTTTCACATTCGCGCAACAGCTATTTTTCCGCTTCCTCTTTCTCCGGCGCTTCCGCCTCAGTCGTGAACAGCACGGCGCGAAGTCGGGAATCGAGCAGAGCCGCAACGAGATTCATTTGATCGCAGTCGAGTAGATGATTTGCCCGGCTTTTCATCACCGTCCACGTCCACTTTTTCGAGCCGTCCCGGTTGACCTCCTGCCGCTTGAACTCCACGGAGGTCTGCTTTTGGTAGTCGCTCGAAACATCCTGCGGAATCGTGAATCGGTAGGTGGCGAGTCCAGACCTAAGCCGGTGATACATGGATTTGATCGGCTGCTGACACCAGAAGAAATAACGTGCCTGCCGCCGGGTCTTGTCGGTGCCGATGCCGACGTGCCCGACGTTGACAGGGCTGAATGGATACTTGCGCGTGATGCGCTGGCCGTTTGCCATTTCGTGATGAGGGAAGTCTCGGCGGTTCGTATTGTCGCCCCAAAGCCCGGTCCATCCGTAGCGCACGATGACCTCCTGAACGGCCAGCGTGTCAAACGCGACGTCCACCAGCGTCCGGCCCGGCTCAACGCCAAGCGCAATGCGCTTTTCCTCCAGTTCCTCCCAAGTCGTTATTCGCCCCTCGTCAATAATCCGCGCCTCCTTTTCCCCGTAAGCCCGGCACACATACCAGCGGTGCGCGCCTTCGCCTTTGCTCGCCCGCCCGGCTTGGTTGTCAATCGTAAGGAAGCGCGCAATCTCGCCCTCGAACTTGTCGCCCTTCAAATATGCGCCTTTCATCCGGTCAAAGTTCAAATCGGATTCGTTGTCTGTCGGCGACTCGTCCCACGCCAGCGCGCGCCGTTTCTGGACGTAATCGCGCAACGGCTCGACCTGCCCGGCTTTGGCCGCGTAGCTCGCTTTGAGCTTTTCCATCAGCAAGTTGCCGAGCGGGAAATAATGCACGGCGCTCGCCTCCCAATGGAAAGATCGGTGCCAGTCAGGCGCGTTGGGATTGGTCGCGACGTAACGGCCTTGTTGCGCCTGGGTGCGGCGGCTGGCCTCGTCCGCCGGCCAGTCGCGCCCGCAATGCTCGCAATTGTATCGCACCGTAGGCAAAATGGCGTTCCAGTTGAATTGCCCGTTTTCGTCCGTGGTCTTTTCGCTCTGCGTATAAATCAGCCGGTCGCGCCCATCGGTCATCCGCTGAAACTGCCTGCAATGCGGGCACGGCACTTGCCATTCTTCGCAGGTGCCGGATTGAAAGCTGGCGTCGGATTCGTCGCCGAGAACGCTGCCGGTCGAGAGCGTGAGAATCTTTGCGTTGCGGACGCCTTCGCACCGCTTCTCGAACGCCGTCATCATGCCGGGCCGATACATGTGAGGCTCTTCCATCGTCAAAAACTTCACCCGCTTCGATTGCGCGGCGCTCATGTTCGCGCCGACGCAATAGAGGCTCATGTGCGGGAACGCGATTTTGGCGATGCGCTGCTTGTGCCGGTCGTTCGGCAGGCGCTTCGCAAGAAAGTCGTTGGCCTGGAGCATAGGCAAAATCCGGTCTTCCATCGCGTCCACCCCGTCCGGGTCGCTTTGGTGGACGTAGTAGTAAAGCCCGGGGTCGCTATCAACGCACCATGCAATGTGCATTTCGCCGATAAGCGATTTCGCCGCTCCCGCTGGACCGCGCACGTCCACCCGCCTTATCGCCGGATCGTTGACCGCCCGCATCGGCTCGATCAACCACGGCGATTCCTCGGCGATATACACAGGGTATCGAGTCGAGTGCGGGAGCCTGAGCGTGCCGTCGAAGTATTCGACCATGCTGCCGCTGAATCGTTCCGGAACCATGCCCGCAAGCATGTCGGCGAGCCATTGGCGGTCGGTCATTTCGGGGAGGTCAAGGGTGGGTTTATTTTGTTGCTGGGTCAAAAAGTTGTTCCCCAGTGTCGCTGAACACACGGTTCGCCGGGCGACCGCATCGCGCACAGTGGAAGTCGGTGAGGCTCGGCTGGATGCGTAGCGGACCATAGCGCCACCGTGCTCCGCAACACGCGGTTTGGTATTCAGGCTCCCGAGCCGCCCGCTGAATCCGGTGGTCAATGCCTTGTTTTGCCGCGGACACCAGAACGGCGAGATCGTCGCCCGAAAGCCCGCGGTCAATTCCGTCGGGGCTGGCAATCAGCACGAGATGCCTCCCGGCTTGCCAGCCCTCGCGGGCTTCCCCGGCTTGGGCGTCCAGCATGGTGATTTTAGAGTCTCGATATGTTTCGGTTTGCATAGTCATTTCTCGCAAGTCTCCGCGCTCAAATCGGCGACGCGCTGCACCTCTCCATTGCGCCACACAAGATACGTCACGATTCCGTTGCGCGTGATGCTGCCTACAATCCGGATCCGGCTATTCCACGGGCTGCTTTTGAGCGTCATCATCCGCGCTTCGCCCTTTCCCGTTGCGCCTTGCGCTGCTCAAGCTGTTTCCATGCGTGCGCCAGTTCCTCGCGGCTGTGGCGGCTGTTCGTTTCCGGTTCGCAGAGTTGCACGCGCTTTGGTTTGTCGCCAGCGCGGCGAAGGTCGCGCAGTTCCGGTTTGGTCAATGGAGTGATGCCCGATAGCCGGGCAAGTAGGTTGGTGGTCATAAATCCTTCGCAGCTTTGCCGAGATAGCCGCGAAACTCTTTCGTGATGATCTGCGCGAGGTCCGCTGGGCAACTCTGGTTCACAATGTCGAATAGTCGCGTCGCGTGCTTTCCCCATTCCTCGGTCACGACGGCCCGCTCAACCAAATCGCCACGGCTCCGCGCAATCTCGATGTCGAGCTTCTCGATCTGCTTGGCGAGCTTCTGGTCTTGCAGGGAGAGGTTTTTACCGTCAACCGGCAGTTCCGATTCGCTGCGGGGGTTTGCTTTGAGCCATGCAATGAGGGTGTCCCGATAAACGCGGCTTCCTCGAAAGGCCGTGCATCCGCCCTCTTTGGCTCGCTTTATGTCGGCGCGGTCAATGCCCCAAAGTTTGCAGGCGCTGGCGATGCTGTCTGCCATTGT